CCGTAATATCTTTTTTACCCCCAACAACTTTAATAACATCAACGAATTTACCACCAAACACATAACCACCAAACAACATCATAGCATATTTAAGTGCTTCTATAATAATTTCAAATTTATCCATATCCAAACCTTCACCTTCGTTTGATTTGTGTAGTCCGGCAACCATAAGAACACTTAGTGTTATGTAATACACTATAACAGAAACTAATAGGTATACCCTACCTTGTGACCACTTTCCTTTTTCTTTTAACATATCTCTAAATACTTTCATTTTAAAACAATTAATTTATTCGTTATTAACCACCTAAATAACCAGGCATTTTAATTACATTTAACGTTATTTTATTTAATAATTCCTCAGATAATTTTTTCGTTCTTTTAACATAGTCTACACGTAACATACCTATAGCCCTCTTATTTAAGTCTATTATAGCCCACTGATAAGTTGACTTAACACCATCTTCTAGTAAATAAACTTTACATAGTGATTCTGGATAATCTTTAAGACTTGGGTGGTGCCATATTCTTTTTTCCATTAACGGCTGTAATGTACTTATACAAGCTGAAACTGGTATTGATTGTCTTTGTGGTTGTTGTCTTGCGATACCTTTTGATACCACCTCGTATGACATTGACATTTTTTGCATCGATTTTCCAGAATAAAATTCCCCACCATTATGGAATGAGTAAATAGATATTCTATCCGCGTCAATATCACCCAATATCTCTTCTAACTTATTTAATAACTCAGCGTCTTCGGTTATACACTTACCGACAGGACATACATCTACTTCCTTTTTCTTTAACTTATGTTTAAGCCAAATAGTTAATATAGTACCTAATATACCTACTAAAGCTGTTACTACTGGGATTAATGTTTCTAACATAATATATTATTCCACTAATTGACTAGGTTTTTTTTAAGTTCATATAACTTTAAAACCTTATCACTAAAATTGTTATTTTCTTCCGCCATCTTATAGACAACATCCTTAGTTTCTAGTAACTTTTCCTTAATATTAGTACTATTATTATTGTTTAAATGGTTATTAATAAGTGTTACCGTTTCTTTAACTAACTTACCCACTAATTCTTTAGTAGACTCTTCATTATTTTTTCGTAAAACTTTTAATATAACAACCTCTTCTTCAGATAAAGAATCTTTATATTTTTCATTAAATTTATTTACAGCAATATCTAAGAATTTTTTAGGGTCAATGTTATCTCTAACATACTTCTTGTCATCTGACTCATTTACGACTAATTTATCCGACATCAGCCAAGAGACCAAATTATTTTTTGACTCTTGTATTCTATCTATCGTTGATATTGATTTTTTTGTGGTTATTAGATTTTCTAATGATTCGTGAATTTTTTTAGTTTTAATATCTTTTAAATCGATATTATTTTTTTCTAATAAGTCTAATAATTTTTTTGATTGTTCTGTTAGAGATTTTTCTCCCCTAAAATTATTTAAAAAAGATATGTTTTCTTTTAAATAATCATTTGCCAACGCCTCACTTTTAATAGTTTTACCCTCTATATTTTTATAAACTACAAAGGCTGTCTTTAAAGTTTTACTCTCTTTTAATATTTTTAAAAAATTTTTATATAAACTTTTCCCCGTTTTTTCATCGGAAGTATGTGATTCTATTAATTTATCTAAAAATATGTCTTTCAATGTTCCAAAATTCATAATATTATTTTTAAAATAAATATGCCCTAATCTGTAAGTGTTTCGCTATCCTCCCCATTAATTAGTGAATCAATACCCTTTGTCATCATATAAATATCTTCATTCTTCTTTTTACCCTCTAACAATAGTTTGTCTATACTATCTTCATCACCCCTAAAACTTTCACCGAAACCACCTTCATCACCTCCAGCATCACCGAATCCACCACCTGCATCATCACCGAATCCACCACCTGCATCATCACCGAATCCGCCTCCAGCATCACCGAATCCGCCTCCAGCATCACCGAATCCACCACCCGCGTCTTCTCCACCAGTTCCATCACCCTCACCTTGGTCCATTGGCAACTCACCATATAATTTATCTATTTTCTTAAAGAATCCAGTATTTTTAATGATATTTGGTGTTTGTTCTAATTCGGCTGAAGCGGCCTTTTCTAGTCTTTGTTGTTCTAAATCTTCTAGTATTTCATCAGAAGACCAGTTAAATATGTTTTTCTTAGCCCAAGTATGTGATGTTGGTGCGATACCACCATCAACCCCAGCAACTAAATCTTTATATAATAGTACTTTTTCTTTCCACTGTTCAACCTTTAACATTTCCCCCTGTGTTGATGGGTTGTTTAATGACAGTTTAAAATTATTTAACTCGTCATGAAAACCTAAAATATAAAGATGTATTATGGCTATTTTGTTTAATTCCTGAATTATAGCTTGTTGAATTCTATTTATAGTTCTAGCAAATCTAATATCCATAAGAGCTAGATTTTTACCTTCTCCAGTTGGTTCCTCGAAACCTAAAAAAGTTTTTGGTACTCTAAGAGCTGTAACCATTTTTCTTTGAATAAACTGTATATCAGCTATTTGGTCTAAGTTTGATGCTCCAGGTAATGTCTCTATCGGCATTGAAGCGTTAGGGTCTCTAACTGGTACGAAATAATCTTGGTCTACCGCTAGGGTATTATATCTAATATCTGATTGGCCTGTTTGTTGGTCTACTTCTTGTGTTCTTTTAAATTTATTAGCGACCTTTTGCACATAAGACTCAACATCTTCATCATCAATGTTACCCACATATACCTTAAACACTCTTCTTTCTGGTGCTCTAGTAACACGATAAACTAACATAGCGTCTTCAGCTAATAATAACTGTTTCCAAATACGTCTAACCTTTTCTAGTACAGAAGTACCATAAGGTATTTTTCTATCATCACCAAGAAGTCTAAAATGAGCTATCTCCCAAGCGTTAAACTCTAATGACCTATCTTTCCATACAAAAGTTACCTCCCTTTTTTTAGTGTCGTTCTCATTTTCTAAGGACTCTTGGAATGGGAATAAACCGGTTTCTTTCCTTTCTATATCTATATTTGTTAACTGACTAGCACCAATAATACCATCTTTATAATCTATTTTTAAATAAACAAAATTGTCACCATACTTGCAAGTATTCCTAGTCCACATAGGTAAATTTGAGTGTATGTCTAAAACATTAAAGAATAAATCTTCTAAAACTTTTTTAATTCTAGAAGAATCTGAATATATAGACATTATTTGACCCTTCTCACTTAAAGTGCAACTTTCTTCAGACATAATATCTAAAGCTACAGCAATTTCAGGTGTGAATTCCATAGCCTCATAATCCATATAAGATGCTAACCTAGATGTTTCGTAAAAAACAGATTTTTGATACAATTCGTTGTCAACCTTTGACCATTGACTTTCTAAATATTTTTGTTGTTGTAGTTGTAACTTTTCTTTTTGAAAGGCTTGTTTAGATTTAGTTACAATTAAATCGTTATCTGTTAAATTATACTCACTATTTGTGATATTATTCTTAGGCCCACCAGGTTGACCGAATAAGTAGAATAGTTTTTGATATACTGTTAAATTTTTATTTTCTTCCGCCATTTTATTTTTTTATTCTTATTCTTATTATAAATATCATCAATAAAGATAATAGGCACTTTATCAATGTGAATATTTAATATGTAGTAAAGACAAGTTATTTTTTAAATCCAGGTAGACCACCGAATAACCAAGAGTATTCTTTTGTATTCTCAACACTTTGTTTGTCGTTATTAATATTGTCAGTATAAAAACCACCACCAACAACTTCATTTAAACCACCAACATCATCACTAGTTGTTGTTTGTATTGACCAACTACTAACCATAGCTTTAGCTTGACCTTTAGATTTTTCTAAATCTTTAAATGATGTGCTAGCCACAAAAAGACACATCCCTATAGGCATTAAAAGGTCATCATGATAACCTTTCATGTGGTCTGCTCTACCATTTTTAAAAACAAAAGTATCCATTTCATTTAAGGCTCTTATAGACCTAACTTTGAATGAGTCAACCCTTATACCCTCCTCTAATTTAGAAACTATTGTATTTCTATTTTTTTGAAAATTAAGTCCTGGTAATTTACCATTATTCATGAATTTTTGTAAAGCTCTATTGTTCTCTACCGCGTCAATACCAACAGTTACATCATAGTAAAGTGATTTTTTAGCGTAACCCATTTCAATTAAACGTAAAACCACCGAGGCACCCCAACCACCAGTTATATCAACAACAATGAATGCATTATATGATTGTCCATAATGAAAACATATCTCCCCTAACACATCTGGAGCAACCTTACCATGATACTCACCAACTTGGTTACCAGTAGTATAATCCCAAATACAAATGCCGGCGAAATCATCAGCAGAACCAGATGAAGGGTCAGCTGCCAGTATGTATTGGTGGTCCTTTATTGGGTCTTCCCATATCCACATATTACCGTCCATCCACTCTTTTCTAATTGGGTCTATTACGTTTTCTTTCTTTTGTCTTTGAACATGTTTATCGTTAATAACCTTATCACCAGAACCTAAAAACGAACATAATAACTCTTGTGCTATTGAACGTTGATTATGATTAAGTTGTGCACACATATTTTCAAACCATTCTGAGGTTGGTTCCCACCCTTCACCAATTAAATGTGGCCATTTTTCTGAATTAAATTCTTCCTTAGTATCAATAGTCTCTTCGCCATCTTTATTCCTCTCTTTTTTAAGCCATGTCATCCCTTTATTATATCTAGGGTCTTCATACCACCTCATTTCAACAATGTTAAAATTATTATCACCAGATTCCGCGTTTATATACGCTTTATGGTATAATGGGTCATGACCATTTGGTGTTGAGATAAGTATTGACCTACCACCTGTTGAAAGTGATGGTTGTGCTGCGGTATAAAACTCCTCACCCTTATTACCTTCAATAAATGCTGCCTCATCTACAACTATAACTGATGGGGTATAACCCCTTAAAGCGTCTTTTGATGACGCAACAGCTTTCACTTCAGAACCATTCCATAATTTATAGTGTGAACTAGAATTCTTTTCACTATCAAACCAACCATTAGAACCAGCAGGTCTAAAAACATCCATCCAATCTGGTAATTGTGAGGTGAAATCTTTAACTTTTTTAAGAAATTCTTTTGCTGTTTCTTGTTTATTTGCCGCAATAAGTATTTTTTGTGTACTTTTATTTGAGGCTAAAGCGGTTAATATCGCTAAATAAGCGGCGGTTGTTGTAGTTATACCAGCTTGTCTTGGTTTCATCACAATATTGTGATGATTGTGTAAGTAGGCGTTAATTAATTCTTTTTGTTTAGGGAATAATTTAAAAGGTACAATCCCATTTTGTGTTCTATCTTCTGTTTCTAAATAATTTTCTATAGCATGTATAGGGTCTTTTATGCATTTCCCTATCTCATATAACATTTGTGCTTTTGATAATCCC